CGCACGGCGTTGATGCCGTGGTCCTTGAGGAAGCCGCGGATGGCGTTGAGGTCCGACGACGTCGGGGTGACGCGCTGCACCGTGCCGTCCTGCGTCACGACCTGCCGGCCGTTGCGGAGGATGTCCAGCATGGTCGACGACAGGAGCCTGTGGATCTCCTCGCACTTCTCTTCGTTGGTCATCTTGCCCTCAAGGTCGGTCGTTGCGGACGCATGACGTCGCTCGGCACGATGCCGGGGACGTACCCGATGTTCTCGTACACCTTCTCGCTGATGCCGAGCCGGTTGGCGACGCGCGCCCAGACGAAGTTCTGGAGCGGCGTGACCTGCGCGGCGATGTAGTCCTGCCTCGGGCTTTCGGGCAGGCTCCACATTGCGTCGATCGCCTTGATCCCGAGCTGCGGGCCGGCGCCGAACATGGAGACCACCGCTTCGCTGGTGTCGACGCCGCGGTCGGCTCGCTGCCTGGCGACGGCGCCGAACGTGCCGCCGGCGACCGTCTGGCCCGTCAGCCTCGACGGGCCGACGCCCCACGAGTCGAGGTATCCGCCGGCGCGCATGATGCTCCCGAGCACCATGCTCTCCTGCGCGGCACCCCATGCGGCCGCCTTCGGGTTCTCGACAAGCTCCGCGACGCTCTCCTCGAACGGGCGCCGGCCGGACAGGTCGTTCTTCGTCGCGTACATGATCCACCCGAGCATGACCTGCGTCCCGAGGATCGCCGTCTGCTCGTTGATGGGCATCTGCGCGAGGCGGCGTCCGCGCTGGAGGCTGTAGGCGCGCGCGTAGGACGAGAACTGGTTCACCAGGCGCAGGACCTGGCTCGTCTCCTCGACGAGCGGCCGGTCCGCGACGCCGGGCGTCACGTTCCAGATCCGCCTCGACTCCTGCGGGATCGTGTCCATGAACGTGCGCCTCATGTTCAGCGCCTTGTCCCAGCGGTCGAAGAGCGGGTTCACGGGCCGGTCCGAGCGCAGGAACTCGTCGAAGCCGACGGCGTTCGCCGGGGTGTTGTCCCAGTGCGCGCCGTGCGCGTGCACCTGGCCGAGCACCTCGCGCACGTTGGACGGGCGGATGCCCAGGCGCGCGAGCGTCGCCACCTCGGTCTCCGAGAGCTTCGACGCCTTGATCGGGTCGGCCGCGCCGGAGTCGATCGCGAGCAGGAGGCGCTTCGACAGCGTCACCATCTCGTCGGTGGCGATCGCCGCGCCCCACCTGCCGTTCATCGTGTTCACGAAGTCAAGGCTGATGGCGCGCGCGAACCCGCGGGTCGCGCTGTCCATGACGTCGTCGGCGCGCCCGGTCGCCTGGCGCATGGCGCCGCTGCCGAACCCACGCTGGCTCATCACGTAGTCGCTGGCCTCGCGCGGCAGCGCGGACAGCTGGCTCATCATGCTCAGGAACTCGATGTCGCGCCGCCTGAGCTTTCCGGCGGACGGCGCGAACGTCTCGAACAGGACCTGCGTGCCGCGCATCGGGTGCATGACCGTCCACGCGACCTTCCCGTAGATGTCGAGGATGTTCGAGACGCCCATCATGCCGCCGTTGACGAGCATCGACGCGCGCGACACGTTGCGGGTGAGGAACATCGAGCCTTCGCTCGGCCGTGCGCCGCCCTCGTAGAGCGTCTGCCCGACGAGCCGCTTGATCATGGCGCGCTGGTCGAGGAGCAGCCTGCCGATGGCCTTGCGCTCGGCGGAAAACTCCTGCCGTGCCGCGCCGCTGAACCGGCGCTCGAACGCTTTGTCGGCGGCGCCGAGCCACTCGAGCAGGTCGTCGACGGTGTGCACGCCGCGCATCCCGCGCCCGTCGCGTACCTGGAGCTTGCCGAAGATCTCCGGATGGTCCCGGATGGCACGGGCGATCCCGATCTGCCCGTGCACCTGGGCAGCGTAGCGGTTGAGCAGGGTCACCGGATCGCGGACGAGGAAGTCACGCAGCTCGGGCGACACGGCGGTGAACGTGCGTTCCCGGAACGAGTCTGGCTTGCCGGCCGACCCGATCGACTCGAACGTCTTGGTCTCGGCGAACGGGTCGGTGACGCGCCGGTGCATGGCGTCGGCGCCCTCCGAGTAGATCGCCTCGATGGAGTCCCGGTATGCGGTGCGCGCCTTCGGCAGGAGGGACGATTCCGGCGGCAGGACGCTGACGCTTGCATCGTCGAGCCGCGCCTGGATCTCGGCGCCGTTCTTTGGCGCGAACGTCGGGTCGCCGATGTGCGTGCGCACCGACTCGACGATCTGTCGCCGCACGGCCTTGTCGGTGGTGCGGTCGAAGGCGCGCGCCAGTGCGTCGGTGCGCACCTGGTCCGGCCGCTCGGCCTGGTCGAGGAAGCGGAACTGCGCGACCATCGCCTTGATGAACCCGGCCTTGTCGGCTCGTGCCGCCTGCTCGTCGATCGCCAGGGGGACGTAGTGCCTCATGCCGAACGGGTTGTTGTCGAAGAGCCCGACGTCGACGAGCTCCTTCCCGATCATGCGGAAGTAGCTGCGCATGGTGGCGGCGATCTCCATCGCCGCGCGGCTGCGCGGGCCGACGGTGCCGCTTATCTGCATGGATGCGTTCTGCGCGTCGAACAGGATGTCGACGGCCTCGCGCAGGACGCCGTTGCCTTCCGGCAGGCGTGCGCGCACCTTGCCGAGCAGGCCGTGCTTCTGGAGGATGGCGTGCATCCGCCGTGACGTCCTGCGCAGTGCCAGGTCGAGCGCGTCCTTCGACGCCTCGGCGCTCGCGCGCGGACCGCCGAGCAGCTTGAGCTGTCCCGGCGTCATGTCGGTGAACGACCCGGACAGGGCGCGCGTGATGTCGTACATCAGGTTGCCCCAGCGGCTCATGCGCACGCCGGGGCTGGTCCCGGTCGGCAGCGCGTCGCCGGCGCCGAGGAAGAGCGACAGGATCGGGTTCCTGCTCGGCGAGGACTGCATCTCCGGGTCGTTGTCGAAGAAGGCTCGGACGATCCGGAGGTCGTCGTAGTTCACCTGCGCCGGGTGGCTCTGGATCGCGATCCTGAATGCTTCCGGATCGGCGACCGGGGCTGCCCCTGCGGCCATCGCGCTGTCGTTGAGCGCGCGCACGCTCGCCCGCTGACGCTTGTAGGCGTTCTGGAGCTTCTTGACGAGCGCGGCGATCTCGGCGTCGTCGCCCGAGAGGAGCGGCGCGATGGACAGGTCCGGATGGAACGTCCCGGCCTTCGCGTCGGCGATCAGCTGCTTCAGGATGGCGACGCTGCGGCCGCGCTCGTCGTCGAACCGGACGGTGCCACCGACCTCGCGCAGCGCGGCGTCTGCGCCTTCGCCGGACGCAGCCTGCTTGACCTTCGGCGTCTCGTCGATGTTCATCTGCCGGAACGCTGCGCGCAGGCGCTCCTGCGAGTCCCATCGCTGCGCCCACGCCGGCAGGCCGAACGGCAGCCTCGCGCCCTTGAGGCTCAGTCCGTTGATCGTCGATGCCAGGGCGGTCTTCGTCGCGTAGGACGCGGCGGGGAGCACGAATCCCATGCCGCCGCCGAGCGCCACGGCGACGACCTCGTCGCCCATTCCCGGGTCGTTGGTCAGGTCGTAGCTCGTCGCATCGATCACCTTCTTCGACACGAGGTTGACGGCGCCGGCCGTCGCCGCCGACTGCCCGCCGACGCGCAGGAGCATCCCGGGCGTCGACCGGAGGAGCACGGCGCCGCGCGCGGCCTGTCCGCCGATCGGGATCATGTAGACCGGGTCGCCGGTGCCGCCGACCACCGCCGCGCCCATCGTCTTGAGGAACCCCTCGTTCTCGTTGTACGCGGCGAGCGAATCGAGGTCGTCCTGGACGGAGACGGCGTCGCTGACCATCGCGTCCACCTGGCGGCGCGTCATGGAGTCGTCGATGTCGCCTGCCTCGAACATCCGGACGGCGACTTCCTGCGTCCGCGGCTGGAGCCGCTTGACGTAGTCCTCGAAGAGGAACGGCTCCTCCGGTCCCGCCGGGCCGACGGAATCGAACTCGTCCATCGTGACGCCGCCTGCCCACTCGGGCAGCATCGTGGCGAGGCCGTCGCCGAGGCTGTCGAGCAGGCCGGTGCGCCGGATGATGCGCTGGGTCGGCGAGATGCGGTAGCTCGCGCCGACCGCGTCGCCGAAGTCAGGGCCGTCCGCCGCATCGGCCGCGACGGACTGCACGGCGTTGCCTGAGAGTCTCCGGTTCGTCTCTTCGCGGATCTGCGTGAGCGACCGGAACGGGTCTTGGAATGTGGTCATTTATGGCCCGGTGATGATCGGAGGAACAGGTGCGTACCAGGGCCGGGGCGCGGACTTCGAGCGGCGCTCGCGCGCCATCTCGATCCGCCTTTCGAGCGTGAGCGGCTGTTCTGCCTGCGCGACGTCGAAGTCGACCTGCACGAAGCGCGACGAAGGCGCGTTGCGCCGGCCGCGCCCCTGGCCGTCCTGCACGAGGATCCACCAGCTGTTGCCTTCGCCGATCGCCGGCTGCACGTGCGTGACGTTCTCCGGCTTGATGCCGAGCTCGCCGAGTCGCGTGGTCACCGCGGCCTCGTCCCATTCCGCGTTCGGCGCGATCTCTCGCGACGTCGGGTTGGGGAATCCGCGCCCGCCCATCTTCGGCAGGTGGTACGTCGCCGTGGTCACCGCGATCGCGTCCTTGACACGCTGCTCGATGACTTCCTTTGACATCCCGGAGTTCCCGATGGCGGGCATCGACTGCCGCAGGACGTCCGCCGAGACGACGTCCGCGAGCTCGACCGCGGCCTCGGCCGAAAGCCCCTCGCGCGCCAGCCGGTCGGCCGCCGAGGTCTTGAGCGCGTTGCGGAACGAGTTGATCGTGACGGTGTTGGTCTGCCCGTCGACCGTGGTGATGCCGAGCACCTTGTCGATCTTTGATGCGCGCAGCAGGTCCTCGAACCTCTTGGCGTCGAACGCCGGAGCCTGCGCGTCCTGCCACCGTTCGAGCGATGCCTGAAACGCCTGGGTCGCCGCCTGCGCGTCCTGCCTCGCCAGGCGACCGTCCTGACCTCGTTCCATCGTCGCGAGCATCGGAAGCACCGAGTTGATCGCCTGGATGGTCGCGGCGTTCGTGCCGGCGTCAGACTCCCGGAGGTTCATGCCGTTGATCTGCGACGCGGCGGCCGGGTCGGCCAGCATCGGGGCAAGCCCGGCCAGCAGCTCAATTGCCCTCGCCTTGTCCTGCTCGGTTCCGCGCAGGTCCGCGTACAGCGCGTCAAGCATCGCGGACGGGACCGTCTTCGTCGCCGCGACCACCGATGCGGCCGCCGCCGGGTCGACGATCTTCCCGTTCTGGACGGCGCCCGTGCGCGACATGACGTCGGCCCACTTCGGGTCACCGGGCTGGAGGATCACGCGGCGCTCGATGACGTCGGACACCATGTCCTGCGACCTGCGGTCGGCGTCCACCTTGTCCATCGCGTCCATGAGGTCGAGGTATTCCTCGCCATCGATGGCGCCCTTGAGGCCAGATTCGCCTTCGCTGATGACCTGCTGCCACGCCGGCTTCGCGGGATCCCACCGCGACAGCGACTCATCCAGCATCTGGACGAGAGGACCGGCGTCCCGCGTCTTCATGTACTCGGTGACGAGCATCGACTTCCTGTTCGCCTGCACGTTGCGGACGAACGTCTGCTGCGCGGTCGCGAGGTCGTCGGGGTCGATCGCTCCACCGGCATCCTCGACCAGCTGCGGGAAGGACGGGTCTCCCATCGTCGCCAGCGCCTTCAGCTGCTTCGTCAGCACGGGCCCCATCAGCGCGCCTTTGCGCCGCTGGTAGTCCTGAAGCCCTTCCGGCGTGAGCGTCATCTTTGCCATCGCCTCGGCGGCGTTCATGTCCTCGAGGCTTGCGCTGCGGCTGACCTCGCCGGCGAAGAAGTCGATCATCGTGCTTTCGCGCATCGCCGGGTCTTCGACCATCGTCTCGAGCCGGTCTCGGAGCTTTGCATGGCGCTCGAAGATTGGCGCATTGCTCTCCTGCGCCTCCTTGAGCGCAACGGTGGATCCCTGCATCTGACCCGCCATGCGGGATCGCATCGACGAGCGCAGCGTTTCGCGGAGCGGGTCGACGTAGATCGTCCGCTCCTGCGGGTCGGTGACGAGCGACTCGACCATCGAGAAGCCGTCGGCGTCGCCCGCCTTCGCAAGCGCCTCGCCGGCCTTGCCGTAGGTCGCTTCCATGAACGTGGCACGGTCGAGCCACGGATAGCGGGTGCTGAACTCGTTCCAGAGGGTGTCCGCGTCCCTTGGCGGGCCGATGGTGGTCGGGTCGACGAGCTCCGCGTGCACGCCGCGGACGTCGTCTTGGAACGCCAGCTTCTGCGTCTCGCCACGCCGCTTCACGTAGACCTGCCGTGCCAGCGAAGACACGCGCTGCGCGTACTCGGCCTCGGACATCGTCATCGGCTCGCCGGGCTGTCTCGGCTGCTGCCGCGCCGGGTCGACGAACGTCTCCGAGTGTTGCGAGACGAACGCTTCCATGTCGTCGGTCGCGTCGATCGTCGGGTTGAGCTTGCCTTCCTGGAAGTCGAGGAGGATCCGGCTCTGCGCCTTGTCGGCCGCCAGGCGGGCCTGGTAGACGGACTGCCGCTCGTCGATCTGGCGCTGGATGTTGACGGCGTTGCCGACGTCGACCAGCGTCCGGCCGAGCGCGTTGGTCGCCCGCAGCGCCTGCTCGAGGTCGCGCGCGGCGGAGAAGTCCGGCACCGGCGTCGGCAGGATCGCGACGTTCGGGATGCCGGGCGCCTGCACGTTGGCCGGCTGGATGGCCGGGATGCCCGTGCCAACCGGGATGTCGACGGGCGCGTTGCGCCGTGCGCCCTGGGCACCCTGGGTGAATGCGATCTGTGCCGGGAACTGGCTCATCCCGCTCCTCCCTGCACGACGGTGGTGAGGGTCCGCGGCTGGAAGGCGCTCGCGATCGAGATGCCGGTGCCGAAGCCGGAGATTCCCTGCGTCAGCCCGGTGAGGAAGGTGCTGCCCTGCTCGTTGCGGAGCGTGTTCATCTGGTTCTGGTAGGCGTAGCCCTGGGCGCGCCGCTGCTGGCTGAGGCCGAACAGCTGGCTGCGGAACTCCATCGCGTCCTGCTGGACGGCGCGGTTGATGTTGGACTCGAGGATCCGCCGGTTGATCACGGCGTCCATGTCGATGGAACGGAGGATGTCGCGCTTCGATCCGCTGACGGCGAATCCGCTCTCGACCGCGGCGGCGCGGGCGCTGCCGGCCGCCTGCTCGTACTGGCGCCGCAGGCCCATGCGCTGCACGGCGATGTTCTGCATGAGCCCCTCGGTGCCGAACTGCTGCGCCTCGCCGAGCATCTGGCGCTGGGTGTCGAAGGCGACGGCCATGTCGCCCTGCTGCACCTGGAGCTGGCGCATGGACGCGGCCAGCGCCTCGTTGCGGCGTGCCTGGGCCATGCTGCCCAGGAACCCCTGGAACAGGCCCATCGCGGCGCCGCCGGCGAGAAGTGGGATCATCGAATCAGCCTTCCGTTGCGGTGTTGTGGGTTCCGTAGAACTCGATGCCGGTGATCGTCGCCGGGCGCGAGTCGACGTTCTCGATCGTCAGCGTCATGTCCTGCGCCCTGCCCGGCGTCCATGCCGACAGCCGTCCGTAGCTGGAGAAGTTGCCGGGCGACGGGCTGAAGGCGAACTTCCGGTCGACGCGGCCTTCCGCCCGGACGACGAGCCGGTACGGGCCGGACTTCGAGTGGTCGGACACGACCTTGTTCACGAACAGCTCGCCTTCCACGATGGCGTTGCCCTGCTCGTCGGTGCGGAACAGGCGGGTCGTGGTCACCGAGAACGGGATCGAGCGTCCGAGCACGGTCGTGAACATGGACAAGTCCTTCCCCGAATCGATCGAGTACTCGCAGTCGGTCGATCCGACCACCGGCGTGACCGTGACCGGGTACTCGCGCCACTCTCCGTCGATGACTATGACCGCCGTGTCGATCTCCTTGTCCACGATGTCCAAGCGCCAGGTGGTCGTGCCGCCGGCGAAAATCCCGTTCCTCACCACCCGTCGTCGGTCGAGGCGCGGCTGCTCCTCGAACGTCGCCGGCGGCGCCGGGTCGGCCGCAATCGGCATCGAGTCCAGGACGAGGCGGTACAGCGCGTTCGACGTTCCGCTCCCCTTGTCGCTCAGGTAGGCGTTGCGCAGGACGTAGGCGGTGTCCTCGACGATGATGACGTCAAGCATCCGGTCGATCCCGAACGTGTACTTGGTCCACGCGCTCTGGACGAGCTTGTCCGCGACGCGCAGCGTCCGGTAGAAGTAGAGCGACGCCGACGACGTCTTGTACGTGTCGAGCGTGACGATGTCTCCTGCGGCGATCTCGACCACGTGGTTCTGGTTCGGGACCGAACCTCCGGCCCACGTGCTGGTGCTGGACCAGAGGCCGCCGCCGAGGCCGTTCGACAGGACCGGGCCGCCCTGGTCGGGAGCCACGTTGCCCGGGACGACGATCAGCGTGTCGTTGTTGTCGCTCGCGGCGATGCTGCGGATCGTCGGCGGGAGCAGGCCGTCAACGTGCTGCGTGATGGCTGAGGCCCGGTACGACACCTGGATGTCGTCGTAGGCGTACTCGTAGATCACCGAGGTGTTCTCGCGCACGCCCGCGAAGTAGATGAAGCTCGAGATGGGCGCTGGCCTGACCGCCTGCGTCGCGTAGGTCGTGCTCGGCGTGAGCGTCGCGGACTTCGGAGTGAACGTCTCGCCGCCGCCGATCTCGAACTGCGCGCCGTTCTTGGTGAGCACCAGCAGCGACTTCCGGAACGGGACGAGCCAGTCGATCACCGACACGCTCGAGCTTCCGAGCTGCGCGACGATCGGGTCTGCGTCGTTGTAGCTGGTGTCGCTCGTGAACGGGAAGAAGTTGTAGAGCGAGTCCGGCTGGCTCGTGACTAGCCACTCGTCCATCGCGAAGCAGAGCCGGCCGCGGTGGTATGAGATGTCGGAGATCCTCTTCTCGCCGGACGTCCCCATGCGCATCGGCACGGGCGCGGTCTTGGTCGCGCTGCCGGTGTTCCACGTGATCTGCGAGAGCGCGAAGGTCGGCGGGACGAGCGAGGTGCGCTCCATCTTCACCGGCATCTTGGCGGCATCGAGCGCCTGGTTGGAGCTTGTGGTGCCCGTCGCGACCTTGATGTTCCCGATGATGGTCGTGTCGACGATCGTCAGCATCCGCAGGTCGGACGCGGTCGACGAGCCGCTCTCGAGGTAGGTCTCGACGGCGCCCGTGATCCCGGTCACCTTGCACATGGTCCCGTAGCAGCCGTCGAGCGACCCGCCGGTGAGGGTGCCGCTCAGGAAGATCAGCCCGTCGTACGGGACCGTATCGGCGATCGACACGATGAACCACCCGCCGCTCGTCGTCACGGTCACGTTGCCGGTGCCGATGGACGTCAGCGCCTCGAGCGCCGCCTGGACGGTGGCCGCCGAGGCGTTGTATGCGATGCCCGACGCCGTGTCGCCGCCGAAGTCGAGGTCGAACGTGCCGGCGGTCGGCGAGCCGAGCGTGAAGTACTGGATCCGGTTGCGCGGGTTGGTGAGGTCCGCGACCTGGATGTCCATGTCGCCGGCGCTGTCCCGGCCGTAGATGACGGCATACCGCTCGCTCGAGTCGCGGACGATCCGGTGCATCCGGAAGTCCGAGCCGGTGGCCGCAAGCCCGTTGCCGATCTGGTCCAGCGTCACGAAGTGACGGGTGCCGGCTCGGGTCGACACGCCGTTGACGACGTTGAACAGCGCGTTCTCGGCGTCCGCCACCTGGCTGGGGAACCTGCTGCTTGGGCTCTGCGTCGAGATCCCGTTGTGCAGGCTCGGGATCCTCTGGGAGTACGGCTTGGTGCCCATTTATCCCTGCTGGGGCTGGCGGCTTTCCTGGACGAACAGCGGCCGCGCGACGAACGTGCCTTCGCGCGGGTTGATCGAGTCGACGATGCCGAGCTCCTGCGAGATGAATGCGTCGGCAAGCTGGCTCGAGGAGAACCGACGCGCGAACTGCTGCTGCGCGTGCTTTGAGACGAGCTCCTTGAGCATCGGGTCAAGATCGTCGAACGCCAGGAGCTCCGCGACGTCGAGGTAGACCTTCTCGGTCGACCCCATCGACACGGTGCCCTTGTCCGAGTCGTAGACCTTCCCGCCACGGATCACGAGGTTCCGGTGCTGGTCCGGTCCGGCGGCGCGGATGCGCAGCACGGGCACCGGGCTCGGCCCGGCCGGCAGGTCGATCTCGAACGTGACCGCCGCCGGCGTGTAGCCGACCGACCGCCTCGTGTTGCACGGCCATCCCATCGCGCAGAAGTACCTGGTGGAGTCGTCGAGGTACCGCTCGGCGTCCGCCTGGATGGAGGTCCCGTTCGTGTCGAGGGCCGTCACCCGGTACTCGTTGATGCCCGAAAGCACCATGTTGACGGCGTCGAGCTTGGTCATCCCGTTGCTTGGCATCAGAACACGCTCCTATCCCGCATTCGCGGTCGTCCCCTGAACTGGGCCATCTCTCCGGTCTCGAGCAGGTTGACGTCGGCGAGGCCGGTGTCGGCCTGGCGAAGCCTCACCCAGCGCAGGTTCATCTCCTGCGCGAGCATCTGGTCGAGCGCCTGGTCCTTCTTGTGGTACCTGTTGAACTGGTACGCGGACTCGGTCACGAGGTAGTCGGCGAACGCCTCGGGCAGGTCGGCGAAGTCCATGTTCGCGATGTACGTGACGTACAGGTCCTGCGCCCACGTGTCGACGTTGTTCTCGAGGTCGAAGAGCATCCCTCCGACCACGGTGACGTCGAGGTGGCGCGACTCGCCGTCGGTGTCGATGTGGAACACGCCCGATGGCACGGCGATCTTGTTGGTGTCCGGGTCCCTGGACAGCATGACGTTGCGCCGGGTGTTGAAGTGCCATCCACGGCTTTGGCACGACCGGCTCGCGGCGTCGATGAACCGCTCCGCGTGCGCGGCTGCGGAGATCCCGTTGGTGTCGAGCGACGGCACCGGCGGGAGCCCGACCCGGCGCAGGACGTTGTTGACGGCTTCGAGCTTCTGCATCAGATCCTCACCACGCCGGAGGCGCGAAGCTGGGTGTTGGCGACGAAGGCGGTTGGGGGAAGAATCGCGTGCGTTGCCGCCGCAGCAACGCTGTAATAGAAGAACATGGTGGTTCCCTGCCACATGGCGCGTACGTTGGTGGCCGTGACTGATCCACCGAGCGACGCCCAGTAGCAGCTTGTCCAACCTTCCTGCGCCGCGGTGAACGGGAGGTTGGTGATCCTGGCCTGGCCGGTTCCCGCCGCCGATACCGACGCGATCGCGAGCTGGAGGTCGAACATCACGCGGTTTCCGATGCGCGTGAACACGATCGTCGAAAACGGCGCGACCGTCGAGAGCACGTACGTCCCGGCCGTGCTGTTGCCGCCGAAGTGCGCGTTGAGGATCGTGTGCGTCCCCTCGGCGTAAGCGTCAAGCGTGTTTGCGTCGGCCGACAGCGTCGGGCTCGACGGGAACTGGATCCCGGATGCCGCCGCCGGCACCCGGAACCGCTCGGTGCCGTTCGTGCGCACGACCAAGGGATGCGCGCCCGTCGTTCCTGCGTACGCCAGGCCGCCGCCGTTGGCGAGCAGGACGCCGGAGGTACCGTCCGTCACCAATGCGGACCCGCGGACGTCGAGGTCCTGCCCCGGCGCGGTCGTGTTGACCCCGACCCGGTTGGTGGACGGGTTGACGTACAGGACGCCGCCGTCGAAGTTGGCGATGCCGGATGCCGTCAGCGCGGCCGCGGTCACGGTGCCGGAGCTCGTCACGTTGGTCGCCGACACGGTCGTCGCGTTGATCGTGGTGGCCGTGAATGTCGACGGCGAGAAGTTGGGCGCCGTCAGGGTGCCGGTCACGTTCAGGTCGGTCGTGGTCGTCGTGCCGTTGACGTCGAGCGCCGTGGCCGGGCTGGCCGTGCCGACGCCGACGCGGTTGTTGCCGGCGTCGACGCACAGCGTGTTCGTGTCGAACCGGACGTCGCCGGTGCTCCGGTACACCCGGGCCCGCTCGGTCGTGCCGGTCTGGAGCACGATGTCGAATCCGGCAGTGCCGAGGTCGCCGCTGTCGGAGATCACGGTCAGGGCGCCCGCGCTGCTCGAGCCGCCGACGCCTGTCCCGACGACGCCGGTGAGCCCGGCGCCGCTTCCGGTGAACGCCGTCGCGGTCACGGTCCCGGTGACCGTCACGCCGCCGGAGACGGTGGCGAGCTTGGTGCTCCCGTTGTGCTGGAGCGCCACGCCCGCCGGCGCGTTCACCGTCGCGGCACGCAGGGTGCCGTCGATGAACACGGTCGACGCCTCGATCTCGACCTGCGAACCGGTCGCAGGCGTGACCTTGTTGACCTTCAGCTCGCTCACTTGGGCGAGCCCTTCCGGATCTTGGACATGATCCACTCGATCGGGAATGCGTTGCCGATGCCGTACCCGGAAACGAACACGGTCAGCAGGACGAGAATCACTTCAATCATGGCTTCTCCTTGTTGATCTTTCTCCAGGCCGCGTCGAACAATTCGTCCGATCCACGCTTTGCCGCCACGTACTCACGCGGCGTCTCTTCGTCGCTCCCGAGCATCTTGGCGGCGAGCTCGGCCTCAGTGACCTTGCGACGAGGCAGCCACCCGATGGCGATGCGGACGGCGGTCAGCGCGCCAGACCTCCACAGGATGAACGCGACCGCGACGAACGCCACCGCGATGCCCCACCAGTGGATGGTCGACAGCCATGCCGGCGTCACCGCCTGGACGCTCGGGATGTCGCCGTGGATGTCCGATGCGTAACCGTCGATCCTCGTCGCCGACTCGATGACCACTGGGTCGCCGATGGCGTTGCCGTGGTCGATGAGCGTCCCCGCCTCGTTCCTGATCTTCGTCGCGTTGGCCGAGATCCTGGCGACCGGGTTGCACCCAGCTGTCACGCAGCAGAGCGCAGCCGCCAGGATGATGCGCGTCATTACGGCTCCTGGAGCTCCTCGTCGGCTGCCTGCGGCACCGTCTCCACCACCCCCATCTGCGGCGCATGGTCGAACCACACGCGCACCGGGTTCTGCGGCGGGTCGATGACCGGCAGTTCTTCCACCTGCGAGTCCAGGAGTTCCACCGTGGTCCGCAGGTTCACGTGCCAGCCGGGAATCGCCTCTTCGTCCTTGACGATCCTGCCGATGACCGACAGTTCCATGCCGGGGAACGGGTTGCCCTCGCTGTCGATGACGGCGGCTGCATTCAGCGCGGCGTTCATGGCGGCTTCGTCGGTTGCCCGAAGGTAGTAGTCGCTCATGTGGTGAGAGCCTGAAGGGTTGCGTTTGGCAGGCGGGTAGGCCAATAGGCAAAGCGTCGAATCAGGCGTGAAGAAGTCGTAACAGTCTGCTGCTGCCCCAAACGCAACTCTATGGGTGCCGAAGGAAGCGTCACGGTTGCGTCCGTCACCACGGACAGTCCGTTCAGGGTGTACGCGGCATCATTGGTTCGATATGCACCCGCCATTCTTGCGCTTGCATACAAAGTCAATGGGGACAAAGTTCGATCCAACACCGCTTCATCAACACCGCCCGTTCTGATGTAGAACCGCGTTGTGCCTGCTGCGGAAGTCGCCGTTCCTTGCCCAATGTCAAGATAAGTGCTGCTGTTTTGATACATGGAAGCCGCAAGTTGTCCACCGCCTGATGTGGAAGTCACCAATGTCTCCGCATAGATCGTCCCTTCCGCTTGGTTGAACCAAGACGAGAAGTTGGTGCCCGTCATCAAGGCGCTGTCCGTTCCACGCGCAACCGTGGCGGTCGTGGTCGGGATGTAGGAGGAGGCGAAGGGCTGCTGTTCAATTTGTACCCCCCACAGATAGAACGAATCGCCCGCAGTAGCCGTATTGCCGTTGAAGCCGTAGAAGAATCGCAGGTTGTTTCCCGACACGAAGGTCGTCACGGACAATGCAATACGCACCCACCCATTGCCAGCATCCGTGGCCGTCATCGTCCCTGTACCCGATGCAATTGCGGTGGCTTTGGTCGCAAATGTGTATGTGCCTGACAGAATCGTCGTGCTTGTCGTGCTGTCAATGATCCAAAATTGCACGACAGCCAACGATGCTTGCTTGATGAAAATCGAGCCCGTTGCGTTGGTTCCGGCAATTGTATGAGTGCTGCCGCGAAGCGATGTTGCACCAGTCGTGGTTGCAGACACCAACTCCCCGGATGTCGTTCCATCAGGGGCGGTGATCTTGGTGGCCCCAATCGTAATGTTGGTTCGTGCTGCACCGTTGGTAATGTCGGCGCTGTAAAGTTGCAGGTTCGTCGCCCCACCTTCGATCAGCAGGCCACGGGCCGCCCCGGTGATCGGGTCGTTCTCGAATCGCGGGAGCCACAGGGCAGCGGTGGTCGTGCTGCGGTACGCCAGAGGAGCCGAGCCCTGATTCACCTGTGCGCCCCATGCATACACCGACGAGGTCGTCACTGCTTGAGAGTTGTTCCCGCGCAATTCCAAGCCAGTGGTACCAGCCGTAATTGCGTAGGAATACGAAATTCTTTGCCAATCTGGTCCGATTGCATATGTAGTCGGGCCTGTTCCTCCGTTTTCATGGAATTGCACATACTGCGTGTTTCCGGTTGCTGACTTGAGCCAAACAGACAGCGTGACTGTTGATCCAGACGTAAATCCAGTCAAGGTTTGGCGAATGATGCATCTATCGCTGGATGTCAATCCGCCGCAGTTGAAATCAATCTGGTCTGCGGTCGTCGTCCCATCAGGTGCTACTGCGGCGTTGGCCGTGACCACGGGATTCGATCCGGCTCCGGTGGCGGCTACTGCCCATGTCGTATTGAATTCTTCGCTCCTGACAAACAGGTTCCACGGTTCCGCCGCAGCGATCTGTCCCTGCGTGATCGCCGCCGTGGTCGTGGGGAGGTACGGGGTCAGCAGGGAACCTTCGGTGAGTTGGGCACCCCAGATGAACACATCCGCGGTCTCGTCGTTGCCGACGATGGAATCCCAAAGCATGATCTGTGCGTTTGTCGCGGTGGCAGCGACCGTATATGAATACGAAAACCGCTGCCATGAAGTCGTGACAACGCAGTTGTACCCAGAAGGATCGTTGCCAATCCTGATGCCGACATTCTGTGTTGCCGCTGCACCGTTGGCGGTGTTGGCTTTCATCCACACGGACATCGTGTAGGTCTGCCCAATTACCCCAACTGACAAGGGGTGTTCCAGACGAGAAAATGTCCCGCCAGTCTTGTTGAACGTCACCCGGAAGGCAGTCAAGGTTCCGTCAGGAGCAGGCTCGGTGGTTGTTGCCACGACCGGACTCGATGCCGATCCGCCGCCGCCTGAGTTTGTCCCCCACGGCAAGGAAACACTGAACTGCTGACTGTAGGTGACGAGGTTCTGGTTGAACGGGCCACGGTAGTAGGTGCCCGTGGTCGTGCGCTGAAAGTCGATGCGCGGGTCGAGGTAGCCGTACAGGAAGTTCAGGTCCAGCGACGGGACGTCCGAGCTCTGGATCAGCGATCCGATGCCGTGCAGCACCGATCGCGGCGCGGTCCGGCGGGTCCGTCCAAGGAAGCTTCGCATGGTCAGAGGACGTTCCAGAGGCAGCCCATGTTGCCGCTCGCCGCGAAGCACCGCACCTGGATGATCTGCGAGCCCATCGCGTCGACGACGATCGACCCGGGCGGGTTCGTGGAGACGTTTCCGAGCGCGTACACGTTGGGAGCCGGCGTGCCGGTCGTGACCGAGATGCCGGCGAACGGATAGAAGGTCGTCCCGCCGATCACGGTCGACACGGTCGTGCCGCTCGTGCGGGTCAGCGCGACGTCCGCCAGGACCGTCGGGATCCAGTCCTCGGTCGTGCCGTCGAGGTACATCGTCCAGCCGACCACCCGGATGCCGCCGGCCGTGATCGTGCTCGTGTCGGTGAACGGCATCACGCGCACCAGCGTCGGGGCGTCCTCGAGGGACTCGTACAGCAGGTTCGACGTCGGCTTCGACTGGAGCGACCCGTAGGAGCTGTATGCCGTGCCGTCGCGGTCGAGCGCCTGCCAGCGCCACCGGGGCTGGTTCGTCGAGATGAACGCGCCGACCGCCGACCCGGTGATCGACGTCGAGGGAACGTGCGACCCCTTGGTGACGATGTTTGGCTGGATGAGCATTACTTTGTCTCCCTGTCGAGTCGTGGGGCGGCCGTGGAGTAGGGGTGGGGGGGGTTTG